GTCCCCCTGAGTTTCTCATACTCCTTGTAGTTCAGACAGAGGGGCACCGCCAGATGGTCATGCTGTATAGCAGTGAGCACCTCATCCTCAACGCTTTCACGATCCCCTGAGGATGTGAGCTTAGGGCGGGCCTGCTTGAGTCCCAGCTTCTTAAAGAGGAGGTCTGCTACTTGATCCCCGCTGCCCAGATTGACATAGTAGCCCGTGAGCTGGTGGACTTCCTCCGTCACCCTCTCCATGTCGGCAGTGAGGGTCTTCTCCAGTGCCGCGAAGTGGTTGAGATCCACCTGTAGACCCCGCTCTGCCATTTTCTGTATCAATGGCATCGCGCCCGAGTCCAGCCTCTCGACGTTGCGAGGGCAGGGCCGGTCTACAATTCGGACTCCACCGTAAAGCCTCATGCCTTCTCGTTGAAGATTCGCTCGATTATCTCTTCCTGCCTTGGGCTGACACTCCCCGTATTCCCCAACTGCTCCTTGATACTTTCCAGGAAGTGCTCCTCCCACTTGGTCAGGCCGGTGGCCTGGCACTCAATCTCCTCAAGCCACCTGTCCACCCTGTCTCTTCTCTCCTGCGACATCATTGTAATGATTACACTCCCTTCCTATAGGCTTCTTCAGGCTCAGCTCAGCCTCCAGCACCATGTCATAGAGCTTGTCCCAGCTCAGGATCTCCCTGCTACCCCACGGATCTGCGGGGTTGTTGAAGGTGTAGAGGTGTCCCGTGTGTATGAGGGGGCGACATAGCCCCATCTTGCGCAGCCTGTACCAGCGTGATACGAGATCGATTTTATCTCTGTCCCAGTCAGGAATGCTAGGCCGCAGCATAATCTTCACTCCACTTCTCTTGGGGTAACTTACGCACCTGCCTCTGCATGTGCTTGATGAGCGGCCACAGCCGAATTAAGGCGTCAGCATCGCGGCAAGCATAGAAGAGAGCCTTCTCGAAGGGGACGTGGGAGATGCACTTACCAGGCCACTCCCCACACTCTCTCTCCACCATCTCCCAGCACGTTTCCCAGTTACTCCACGCCTCAAACGGGCTCTTGTCGGGGTGCTTCTTGCAATCAGAGAAGAAGCGCTTGAGCTTCGTCCCCAACCCCTGTGGCTGCTTCTTCTTCCACTGCCCCTGAGGATCTCGGTACAGCTCTGGATCGGGCTTGGGCCAGTCCTCCGTCAGTGCATTGCTGAGATACTCCAGCGCCAGTGGTGTAGAGTGGGGTGTCACAAGATCGTCGAAGTCCTGCATCCTCATGCCCAGCTCCCGGTAGGCAAGCGCTTTCAAGCCTTGCGGGAGGCTGCCGAGATGGAAGATTGAGACCATTGTGTCCTTTATCCAGTGCCGGGGGAATTGGAGACCCATCGCCTTCACTATTGCCCCGTCCCAGAGCCAGTTGTGCCAGAGGATAGGCGCTCTCCACTGATCCAGATATTCTTGGTAGCATCCCAAGAGATCTGACCTTTGAGCACGAATGAGGAAGCCCGTACCAGCTTGGATAGAAAAAGTGAGGCAAAACGGTGTCCCACCCTTTTTGTTCTCGGTATCGCAGCCCATGACCAAGGCCGTGTTTCCCTTGAGGATGGAGTGGAGATGATTACAACTAGATATCTCTTCATATTGCTCCTGTCCTGCGTGGGGGTCTACGGGCAGCCGCAGTCTTCCGACGAGGAGCTTCCGCAGCCTGATCCAGTCAGTGCGTACAAGCAGCATCTTCTTCGGTTCATGAAGACCACCGGCAGGGTGATACATAGGGAAAGCTGTACCCCAAGCGGTTTTAACTGGCATTCCATGTTGTAGTTCAAGATCAATTGCCGGATCAATTGCTCGACAAGCAAAAGCCCCCATGGGGATAATGATTTTGGGTTTATCTCTCTCCAAGGCTGGATAGAGGTGGTGCTCAGCACAGGACGCCAGGAGAGCGAGATCGGCATCTCGTTTGGGGTCGAGCTTGCCCTTAGGTCGATCCGGCAGACATGAGATTGCATTGTCAAAATACACGTTCTCGCGTCTAAGGTTTGCCAGTGGGAGATACCCCCGGTTAACCTCATCACCAGTCTTGCCCACGAAAGGGACTTTCTTTCGGTCTTCGGAAGTCCCCGGCGCTTCACCGATGAAATGATAGGGGGAGTCAGAGGGTCCGCTTGGTCCGACACAGTTATGCACTCCTGGGCAGAGGGGGCACCGGCTCATTTGAGCCCCCTGATCTCTCGAAGGATTCCCAGTGCGGTCTTTGCTCCTATTCCTTTGATGGATAGCCAATCCATCTCATCCGAGTTGGCTAGAGCGATGGGCCGCTTGAACAGGCGCTCTGCCTCCATCGAATACTTGACCCCGATGCCCTCCAGCTCAGCCGCCCAACGCCGCACTAGGCTGGGCTTCCGGTTGAAGTCAGGAATGTTGAGGGTCTGGGTCTGGATGAGAGCTGTATGATTGTCCCAGCGCTTCTGGAAGTACTGGTAGGTTTCACAGATGTTCCATGCTGTCTGAACTAGGTCCCTAGTATACAATACTGATACACCGGAGAGGCTCACGCTCAGCAGGTAGCGGTACAGCTTGGAGTACAGAGTCCTCTGACTCCTGTACCGGCACAATCCCCAGCTCGTTCCACCTTGGAAGCCCTCCATCAGCCATCCCTCAGGGTCGTGGGGTTTCCACATCCCCTCCACCAGCAGGAAGCTCTTGGCATACATCTGGGCCATGCCGGGCTTCTGGTGAGCAGAGTAGCGGGCGTCGTCAATGCACGCCAGCATGTCATGAAGGGTCTTGCGCTCGATCCCGATCATGATCCGGCCATGCGGCCCATTGCCTTCAAAGGCCGCGTCCGCAAACTCCAGAGTCCCCTTGGAGCAGGGCACTCCGATCCTGTTGATGTGAGCCACAAGCTGGTCAACAGTGGTGTTGCCAGGTTTCTCGGCACCGGATCTGGGGTCAACTAGGATCGTGGGAGTAGCTCCTTCAGCGTCAGCAGGTATACCACTTGGTCAATGGCCTCATCAATCGCCATATCCAGCACCTCAATAGGCTTGAGATGCAGGAGGTCTCCACCGTGATCGGCTGCCCCCTTTCTGTACTTGCCGTCCACCAAGCCATCGAAGCGTTTCTTGATGGACTCCAGGTGCATCTCCTGCTGCTCGGTTAGTCCGTCTTGGTGTGCCTTCTCGGTGGCGCGGGCGGCTTTGCAGATTCCACACTGACAGAGGAAGTCGAGTTGGGACACGGTTGTAGCTCCTTCACAAGTTGCTCCACCTTGGCCTTCAGGTCCAAGGGCAGGTAAGTTTCGTCGATGCGCCACGCACGGGGCACAATGGACTGACCACACCGATTGACCATCAGTGTGTTCTGGTCATTTCTACTAAGCTGGTCTTTGATTTTGGACCAGTCGTCCTCAAGCAGAATCATGGCTTTCTTAACTCCTCTTCATCGGCCTGGAGTCTCATCCGGGTAAGACCGCAGACTGATCCATTCGTCTCCCTCTTCTTTCTTTCGATCAGCCCTGCCACACATATAGAGTTCGCGTAGCTTAGCCGTCACCACATCCTCATATCTGTGGTCTCCACAGACTAGGGCAATTAGGTCACGAGCCATCTTCTTGAAGTTCGCTTCTGTCATAGTCCAAACTCCTCCGGCGGCACCTGCGGATACACAAGCTCCACCAAGCCTTGAAAGTTGCACTTGCCTCCCCACAGCTCTTGACCCTTCAGCTCAGGCCGGGGCTTGCACTTGAGAATACGGATACCCCACTGCGGGGATGTCGTCTGCCCCGCCCGCGGCCCCGCCTTGATGACGGCTCCATCCTGATAGATATGTTGTAGCTGTATCTGCCAGAGGTAGTCTTGATCGGGGAACCCCTGCCGCACATAGTTGCCGGTCTTTCGGCGCTTGTTGGTGCCGTCCGACTCCTTTTGGGGTAGCCCTGTGGACTCATCAATCACATCCTCATACTCATCCCGTACCTTGTTGGTGCCGATGATGATCTTGCCGGAGTCCCACAGCTTGCTGAGGATGGCCCGGTGCTCTGCATAGGGCTGAGTGTAGCGGAGGGGCATCACGCCCGTGAGCTTGCCAAGTGAGGCTAAGCGGTGCAGCTCCCAGAAATCGTTATGGCAGTCGAGACCCACCGTGAGGCAGTCAGGATTACTTGCTGCTGCATAAAGCTGATTGCGGATGTCAGTGAAGTACTTGACATACTCAGGCTGGGCGGCGGATGTATTGGGGGGCACAGCCACCACGCTGAATGCCCAGTCAAGCCGTCTTGATGTGGGAGGTGTTGGGTTGTCGAAACAGCCATCAATGCCCCTGTCGATGCAAACAAGCGCTCCAGGGTCAGGACAGGAGAGAATGAACTCACTCTTGCCGCTATTGCTGGGTCCCTCTGTACCAATCATGAGGGGCTTTAGGAGTCGTCCATTGCGCAGCTTTACACGCTTGCGCGCTTGGGACATAGGGACGAATCCTGACTGTGCAAAGCTGAGAGGAAGGCTCATAGCTGCTTCCTATAATTCCTAAACCTATCCAAACACTCGGTGTGGTCTCCGAACGGGCCGAACTCCTGACAGCCTGTCTCATCCCAGAACCACCATGTTCCATCATGGTGGGGATGAACACTTCCACTCTCAATCGACGTGGTGGGCATGGTGCATTTGTCCCCGTCCTGCCATCTTTTCTTAGGCATTTTTCACCTCATCCCAATCAATTGCAACTAAGCTCTCTTCCCTTTTGGCCGCCTCAATAGCCAGCCTATGGTCCCGGTAATCCAGCAGCAGTTGCCAGTTCTCATCAAGCTCCTGCTGGGTGAACTCGATGAGCCACTTGCGGATGAGTGGCCGGATCGGATACGTGTAGTCCCCACAGAGAAACAAGACGTGCAGCATAGCATACCGGGTGGCTTTTGCTTTGCAGTACGCCTTGATCTGTGCCAGCCACATGAATTGAGCTGTCAGGTCGCCAACAGTTCTAGTACTCTTGTAAGTGCTCTTGATCTCATGCACCAACACCACCCACTCTTCAGTAGCGGGTGTAATCATTACGCTGCTGAGGCTCTCCCCGTCATGCGACAGGTAGACTCCATCCATCAGCATCTCACCGGGATGATCTAGCACCTCCTGAAGCTGAGGGATGTACCACTCCTCCCACGCCAGTCCAATGCAGATCCTCAGCACTGCGGTAGGATCTGTTATTTCTCGCACGTCGGTGAGAGACATCTCCTCTGCCCACTCGGGCTTGAGTATGCCCATCTCAGTGGCAAGGCACCGGATGATGCCCGAAACATGCTGGCCGGGTGAGCGGGGCACTATCGGGGGAGGCAGCGTTAAGTTGACTGGGATCTCAGTAGCTTTCATAAGAATAAGGACCGGATTTGAAATCCAGCCGCTCCTGCCGGTCTCGGTGTGCGCTGGTCAATCAGAGATTGGTAGGTGGATGCCACAGGTTGAGTGTACCCATTCGTGAGATAAGGCACCGTAGTATACATAAGGGCCATTAGGGTCCCAATGAATAGCAGCGCAAGCCCTATTGGCAGAATCAATGCTTTCACCAGCCAATTTCCATTCGTTGTCAATTCACATCACCACGCTTTCATATAAAATCGGGGGCAGTTGCAGTCCTGCCCCCACTCGAACACGCGGTCTACGCCGGAGCTACGTCGGCTCCGGTGAGCTTGTATCCCAGCGCTCCCAGCAGGCTGTTGAGGGCATCGTCCGTAGTGAAGAAGGAGTTAGCCACAGCCTGAGCCACCTCGTCAGAGTAGGTGGCCTTGACAGCAGAGAACACGCTGGTGCGGAAAAGCAGACGATTCATCTTTCCCGTGGGATTCTTGGGCGTCACTGCCTTGGTGAGCACCTCCGCAGCCGCAGACTGAGCGGCAGTCGTAACGTCGGCCTCATCCACAGCGGACGCAGCGGGAGCTGCTATCGGCTGGACCTTCTGGGGTGTGGCTACTCCCTTGGGAGCTGCCTTTGGAGTCCCCTTTGCTGGGGTAG